CTTTTTAGGGTTTACTCCGCACTTGCGGCAGGCCAGCTGATGGCGCTCCTCGAGGTCCAGGCCCATCTGAGCCCGGGCCCAGCCCTGTAGCGCGTCGTCTCTTTCTTCTCGACTAGGGGCAGCATCTCGCACAGCCTCGGGCAGCTCGGCGCGGAAGAGCTCCCGCTTCTCACTCTGCTGGCCTAGCTTCTGCTCGAGCTCCTCGGTGCGCTCTGTGATTTCGATGCTTCTGCTCAGGCGATCATAATCGCCATTACAGCTGGTCCAGTTAGATTCATCCTCATCGGACCATTTGTGTTCGGCGTCGTTGGCCGTCGTCCTGAGCTCCTCGAGTCTTTTGAAGATCTCGAAGCGCTCTTCTTTCATAGCTTTGATGCTCATTGGGTTTTGTCCTTCCCAGCGGCACAAAAAAAGAGCCGCTGAAACTTTGGGGTTTCAATGCGGCCCTTCAAGCGAATTGGATCGTTAGGGTTCGCTGACCTGGCGGATTAGACCGCCGGCTTGGAGTTTATAAAATAACTACAAGAATTATAGCTTTGGGGTTTTCACTGTCAAGAGGCTCTATATGCCCCTTAGAAAAGCCCTATTCCTGTAGCTATAACGCCTCAAAGACTCTTTAAACGTCGCTCAGGAGGGCTTCTCGGCCTCCTCAGCAGCCCCCTCGGGCTCATTCTCGCCTGCAAGCTCATCGATGCGGTCATTTATGCGTTTTTTGAGTTTTTCTCGTTCGTGGTCTTGCTGCGAATCTTTGGCACCTTGAATATCCCGGCTTTTTACGGTGCTGGCGTCATAGGCCGGGAAGGTAACAGGGCCCACATCGAACAGCTGCACCCCTTTAATATTTCGGATCTGGGTGCCGTCTTCCTCGGTCCATTCTTCTTCCGTCACCTTGAACGAAAAAGAGCTGCCGGTCAGGTCGCCCCGGCCGATCATCTCTTTAACGTCTTTGGCAATCGACGTATTCCCCAGGTTGATAGAGTAGTGAAGCCCGCGCCCATCTTCCTCGAGGCGCAGGGTGCCCGCGCTCACGCGGCCGAGCAGCTTGTCAGGCTCATGGTTGAAGAGCGCCCTGGCATCATCACGTTCGGAAATAGCCCGCTGGAAGGCTCCAGGTGCTATACGCTCCCGGGCGCCCTCCCAGAGCCCAAATTCAGTATTGGCCTCGCCCGTATAGAAGACCGCCGCGTAGCCTGAAATATTCCCGTTAAGGTCAGCTCGGATCTCGAGGTCTTCCCCGGCCGGCTGATAGCGTCTTTCAGCTTCCATTGTTCTGTTCTCCCATCCAGCGCCTGGCCAGCTCCTCGCTGATGTCGCTGATAATCTGTTGTCTGTTCGTCTCTGCGCCCTTTAGCGCATCTTTCATACTATAGAAAAATTCCAGCATCAGGCTGGAGCGGTTCCCGGGCACCTCGAGGGCGTCGAGGGCAGGCGTCAGCGCGTCGAGAACCACCGCCCGGCTCTCATCGATAATGCCGCCGGCAAACCATGCATCGAGCTCGGCCGGCTTCTTCGCGGCCTTCTCATGCCTGGTGCAGATGCGTTTCGCCATACGCTGGAGAGTATCCTTGAGGATAACCCCGAGGGCCTCCCGGGCGCCCAGGTCTTCCCCCTCCTGGTCAGCCACCGGCGCCACCGAGGCCGGCCCCATGTTGAGCGGCACCATGAACGTAGATCCGCCTTCGCCCGGTATCGGGTTCAGGTTCTCGCGGCCGCGGATCTCGTCGCGGCTCATCCAGCCGCCCTGGATGGCGAGATTGTAATACGCGCCCCGGGCTTCCATGTTAGCCCTTACCAGGGCGTTGCGGTTAAACTCTACAAAATGCGTATCACGCTGTTGCTGGCTGACTGTCAGGAGCTTAGCCCTGCACTCTGTTTCCCACGTCACCAGCCAGGGATCTAACGAGCTGTCCAGGTATGCCTGATTCTCGCTTTCGAGGCTGTTGTAGCTGGTCCTGGTATTGTCGGCCAGCATGTGAGGCGGAATACCGAACCAGCTGGCAATGTTCCTAACTTCGAGTTGCCGCGTATCGTTGAATTCGGCATCCTTGTTAGAGCTGGCGAAGGGTTTAAGCTGCATTCCCTCCTCGAGGATGGCTACCCGGTGCGCGTTGCTAACCTGTCCATGCATCGCATCCCAGGAGCGCCGCAGGTTGTCGCGGGCGTCATTGTCAAGGTGGCCAGGGTGCTCGAGCACAGCCGATGGCCTGGCGTTGTTTTTGAAAAATACCGCCCCGTAGAGCTCGGCGGCCATACCGAGGCCGATAGATTCACGCGCCAGCTCCACGATGCCCAGCCCGTAAAGCGCCCGAATATGCAGAACATTCTCGGCGGTCAGCTTTTCTTCTTTGTTGTTGATGACGGTGGTATAGCTGCGGACGTCGCCCTTCCAAACCTCCTGGGTCGCCCCTGGCGACAGCGGCACCAACTCGGTGGCTGTCCCGGCCTCGTTACGCATGATCGCCGCGAAGCCCGAACCATAGAGCAGGGCGTCAGCCGTCAAGGTCGATTTAAACTCGAAGGCGCTCATCGTGCTGGATGTCTGGTATCTGAGCACCCTGTAGGCCGGATGCGCGGTGGCCTTGTCTTTCCCCTCGCCGTTGCGCCTGTACACCACCAGCGGCAGCTTAGCCACGTCCTGGCTGATGATATTGATGGCCCTGTACACCGGCGCATAGGTCATTGCCGATTGCGGGTTCACGTTGATGCCTGAGCTCGTCGAGCCGCCGGCCAGGTCCAACAGCCAATCATCTGGAGCAGAGAGAGGCGTAGCCGGGTTTTCTATGCTTCGCTTCTTCCAGAATCCTCTGAGGGTTTCTAAAATGCCCATAATCTCACCTTATACAAAAGAGAGCCCGCCTGAAGAATAAACACTTCTCACCGGCTCGGTTCTAACATTAGCGCGGCCCAGCGCCATGACGAGCGCCACCAGGCCATCTATTTTTTCTTGTGATTTTCGTTTAGAGAGCTTCAGGTTGCCGGCTGCGTCTTGCTCTACCACGACGTGGCCGGCCATCCACCTGAGCACCGGGCATCCGCCATGCGTGAGCTCTTTGCTATATACAATCTTCTCGAGCTCCTTGGTGGGAGCGCTCATGGAGGCGAAGCCCTGGCCGAACATCACCACCTCAAAACCATCGCCCTGTAGCTGGGTGGTGATCTGCGCCGCGTTCCAGCGGTCAATGGCGATCTCCTTGATGTTGTATTTCTCGTTCAGCTCGTTGATGTCCTGGCGGATAACGTCGTAATCAATGACGTCGCCCTCCGTCAGCGTGACGAGGCCCTCTTTAGCCCAGGTAAGGTACGGCACCCGGTCGCGGCGCTCACGCTCCAGGGCGTTGGCTTTCGGTATCCAGAAACGGCTGAGAACTGAAACACCCTCATCGGTGGGGAATACCATAGATAGCGCCGCGATGTCCCTGGTGCTGGCAAGGTCAAGCCCGCAGAAACATTCCTGCCCCTTGAGGTCAGCCGGCTCCAGCTGGCCGGCGCAGGAATCCCACCTTTTCATCGGCATCCACCGCTCATCTTGCTCGGTCCAGATGTTGAGCCTGTAGCGCTTAAAGCTGTTCTCCTTGGTTGGGCTTTCTTTAGCCTCTATACACGATGCGCGAATATCAGCCCTGTTAATGGTTACGTCGAGGCTGGGATTCGCCTTCTTCCAGGTTTTAAACTTGGTCCAATCGTCATCCTCATCGGCGCACCGTATCAGCCCGAAAAACGTTAGATCCTCGCTGGTGCCGTTCAGTACGCGCTCTGCATGGGTGCGCTGTTCATAGCATATAGAATGACGGTCGAAGCCCGCCGTCGTGATGGATATGAGCAGCGGCTCACGCCTCGAGGCGCCGCCATAGCGTAGACAATCCCATAGCCGCCGGTCAGGCTGGGCATGGAGCTCATCAAATATCAGGCCATGCCAGTTGAGGCCCTCTTGCCGGTGGTGCTCAGCGCTCAGCGCTTTCAAGAATGAATTGCTCGAGGGGAGCGCGAGATGCTTCAGAGAATCACGCGCAAGGATGTAATCCTTTAGGAGCGGCGACGTCTTCGCCATCCTGCTGGCCTCCCTGTAGACGATAGTCGCCTGGTCCCTCGAGGCCGCGGCGCAGTAGACCTGTGAGCCGGGTTCCCCGTCGGCCGCCAGCAGGTAGAGCGCCAGCCCTGAGCAGAGAGTAGATTTCCCGTTCTTTTTAGGCACCTCGATATATGCGGTTCTGAATCGCCTTAGCCCGGTGTCCTTATGTACCCAGCCAAACAGAGGCGTTATGAGCTCGTCGCGCTGCCAGGGCATCAGCTCGATGGGTTTCCCGGCCCACTGGCCGAGGGTGTGGCGGAGCTCTGCGAAAAAATCTATAACGTGATCGGCTTTTTTGCGGTCAACGACGTAACCGGCCTTGACCGCTTTAGCGTCGGTCTTGTTCCGTATAAAACGCTTTGTTGTGGCACTAACCACGTTTGCGCCTCGCAAAGTCCGTCAAGGGGTCTTTTGCTTCTCTTTCTTTCGCTGCCAGGCCGACGCGCCCCGAGGGCGTCAGGCCGAACTGCGCCGCGTATTTAATCAGCGCTCCCCTGGCCGCGTTCAGGATCGCTACCGCCGGGTGAGCTTGTATGTACCCGGCCGGCGTCTTGAACGTTTCACCCTCTTTGCGTAGCGTCTTGATGGCGCGGTAAAACTGATTCCAGGTTTCACAGTACGCGCTCAGGCTGGCCCGGTCTATTTCATCGATGATGCCCAGCTGCTCGAGTTTGCCGGTGATGCGCTTCCATTCGGCCTTAGCTTCAGAGCTTAACCAGGTCGGGCAGGGCGGCCGCTTGCCGCTGGCGGGGAGCTCGGTTCTGGTTCCACTCGAACCTGAACCCAGCAATTTTAAAATTTTGGCCGGTCTCGGTGCCGGTCCCCGCTTTCCCATTACACCCCCCCCGTTAAATTACTAAGAAATTTAAGGGCGGAGG